GGGCGAGGCCGGCGACGTGATTGATCGGGAAGTGGTCGAGGCGATGCTCGTCACGCTCGGCCAAAAGCTGGACCTGCTGCTGCGGCTCAAGCTCACGATTGAACTCGGACCGCGCGGCGTCGGGATGAACGCGGCGGAGCTGAACGTCGAAGGCGGCGTGATTTTGTCCGAGATCCGCGAGGTCGTGAACGCGAACATCGCGACGTTCGAGTGCGAGGCGCTGGATACGCAGAGGAAAAAAGTCGAATAAATTTTATGCCTACAAAAACAACAACACGAGAAGAGGAAACGGGTCTGCGCAATTTAGATTTTTCTACTTGGATTCGCGCGAACCTTGCAGGGAAAGAAAACAAATTCACCGTCTTTGATATTGATTTTGTTTTCCGTGATTACGGGAGGAAAAAAATGCAGTTCGTAGAGGTGAAAATCTATCAGAATGAATCGTGCAGCGGACTTAGTCTCGGCCAAAGCATTTACCTAAAAGAAATTTCAAACATTTGCGGCACCGGCATTGCGTGTGGTGCGCCAGCGCTCGGCTGGGAGTGGTGCGGATTTCACGAACTGCAACTCGAAAACACGTCGCCTTCAGAGGGAAGAATCTGGTGGGACGGAGAACTAGTTTCCGAGATCGATCTGATTCAACTTTTGGAAATGCGGTGTTGATGACCGCTGGACCGGTCGAGGGAGTGACCCATGCTGCGCGTTCAAGTCATCTGCTTTTTCTACAACGAGGAAACGCTCGCGCGCCTGTTTCTCCAGCATTACGCGTGGGCGGACGAGATTCTTGCTGTCGTGTCAAAGTCATCGGACCTGACGCGCGAGTTTCTCGAAGCCGCGCCGAACGTCCGCGTGCTCGACTTTGAGTTTCCAGCGGGCATGGACGACCAGCTCAAGACAAACGCGGTCAACGCGCTGCTTGCCGAGCCGTCGCCGTTCGACTGGAAGATCGTCGTGGACGCGGATGAATTTATCTGGCCGCATTCGAACGTTCGGGCGCAGGACTATCTGGCGAGCGTTCCCGAGCTCGTCACGGTGCTTGAAGCTCGCATGAGGAACGTGTTTCGCCACCACTCGGAGCGGGACTTGGACCTTGATCAGCCTCCGGTTCCGCAGCGTCGCTTCGGCGATCCTGACTACCGCTCGCCGGAGAATGTCATGTATCAGAAGCCAATCGTGATTCGATCGGACCGGAAGATTTGTCTTGACCTCGGGAATCACCGGCAAGCTGGAGGCACCTTCGATCACGCATACTGGTTCGAGGGCGCACACTGGCAAAACGCGGACCCGTCTTTCGCAGTCGTTCGGCGCGTTCGGGATCGGCGGGACCGGCAGAGCGAGGCGAATCTGCGCGGAGGCTACGGCATCCAGCACCACCGAGTAACCGAGGAGCATGTTTTGCGGCTTTGCAAGGCGCGGAGTAACTGTCCCGAGATCATCCGATGCTAACCGACTTTCAATAAAACCCATGAAACCATTCCAATCCATCGCGCAGCTCACGTCCGGCGACACAAGCCAGCTTCCAGAACACGAAGATATTCAAGGCTGGAACAGTGACGATCCAATCTTCGACGAGCTCGTCGAACTGCTCGCGCCTAAGACGATCATCGAAGTCGGTTCATGGAAGGGTCGCAGCGCGATGCACTTTGCGCGGGCGACCGAGCGACTCGCCACTGACATCGTTTGCGTGGACACATGGCTCGGAGGCGTCGATCATGTTCTTTCGAGCGGCTCGGAGGACGACCGACTGCTCGACTCGGTCGGATGTCCAAGGCTTTACCACCAATTTATTCGGAACTTCAAAGATTCGCCGCACGCGCAGCGCGTTTATCCGATTCAGAATACAAGCATCAACGGGGCGAGGATCTTGCGGCATCACAAGGTTTCCGGCGAAATCGTTTACATCGACGGCTCGCACGAATATGCGGACGTCCATGACGACCTGTGCGCTTTCTGGCCGCTGGTCGCTTCCGGCGGAATCATGTTCGGCGACGACTTTGGTTTCCTTGGCGTCGGTCCTGCGGTAACGCGTTTTACGATTGAGGGGGATCTGAAGTTCGGCGTGGTGCGTAACAATTTTTGGGTAATTAAAAAGTGACCGAGACCCAAAGACGCCTTGCAGCGTTCAAGCTCCCGCAGCCCGACATCTCGCCGATCTACGAGTGGGCGCGCAAGCACATCATTCTGCCAGAGAGCTACGCGACCTCGGGCCCCTTCAACGTCAAAATTTCGCCGTGGCTGATTCCGATCTTCGACGCGCTCCAAAACCCGCTCGTCCGCCGCGTTCACTTCCGCAAGGCCGTGCAGATCGGCGGCACGCTCGTGGCCGACATCTGGGTGCCGTGGCTGATTTGCAACGACGCGGGACCGATCTCGTGGACGATGCAGACCGACGAGATGATTGATAGGCACGCCAAGAGCCGCCTCAACCCCGTCTTCGAGGGCTGCAAGCCGGTCGCGGCGATGCTCCCTCGCGCCGGTCCAAACCGGACGACGACCGAGATTTACTTCGGCGGCTTCTTCTTCCTGCTTAATCCTGCGAACCTTTCGAGCCAGCAATCGCAATCCATCCGCTACAAGATCAACGACGAAATCTGGCTCCCGAAATGGCAGGAGGTGTATGGCCACGCCGTCGCCCGCGTCTCGCGCTTCGAGGAAGTCGGGCGCTCGAAGATTTACAACACGACGCAGGCGCCGATTATGGACCTCGAAACCGGCAACGTCGAGGACACCTCCTACCGGCAGGGCAATCAACAGGAGTGGAGCACGGAATGTCCGTCGTGCCGCAAGGTCCACCCGCTCGCGTTCACGCTCGAAAAGAACGAGGAGACGGGGCTGCGGGGCGGCGTGGTCTGGGATGCCGCAGCGAAGCGCGATGACGAGACATGGGACGTGCCGCGCGCGGTCGCTTCGTGCCGCTTTCGGTGCCCGCACTGCGGCCACGAATCGCCCGACACCGACACCACGCGCAACGGGTGGAAGCGCGCCGGTCGCTTCGTGCCGATGAATCCGACCGCGCCGTCAGAGATTCAGAGCTTCCGCGTGGAGGCCGTTGTCAGTCGCCCGATGCGGTTACTCGTCGAAGAATTCTGCGAAGCCGACAATCACCACGTCCGGCAGGGCGACGACAAAATGAAAATCGAGTTTCGCACGAAGCGCGAAGCCCGCCCGTGGATTGTCGAAAAGAAGGTGGTGAACCTCTTCGTGATTAAATCCGACTACACCGTCGCTCAGTTCAGCAACGGCGAGGGCATCGAGGGCGAAGTCATCCGGTTCATGGCCGTGGACCGGCAGCAAGACCACTGGTGGGTTGAAATCGGTGCGTTCTCCTCGGCGACGGGGCCGACCTACAAGCAGCTTTATTTCGGGCGCATCGAGACGCGGGACCAGCTCCGCCAGATGCAATACCGCTACAAGGTGCAGGACGCGTGCGTCGCTCAAGATCGCGGCTATCGACCCGCGGACGTGGACCGCGATTGCGCGGACTTCGGTTGGAGGGGGATGCGCGGGCACGCACGGAAGACGTGGACGATGCGCGACGACGCGAGCGACAAGCTCATCAACTTCCCTTTCTCGGAGCCGCGCGTGAGCGACTACCGAGGCGGGGATGTCTATTATTACGACTGGTCGGGCGACTACTTCAAAGACCTGCTCGCGAACGCTCTGGAGGCCAAGGGCGATCTCAAGTGGCTATTGCCGGCCGATGTCAATCCGCTCTATCTGGAACACCTGCGCGGTGAGTCGAAGGTGGAAATCCGCACCGGCGTCTGGGAGTGGCGCGAGGTGAAAAGCAACGCGCCGAATCACGGTCTCGACACCTCGGCGATGATGCTCTGCATGGCCACGATTGCCAACGTCGTGCGTTACACGCCGGTCAAAGACTGAGCCTAGTTTGACGTTTCGAGCCTTGGTATGCTCGACAACCCATTCCTCGGACTGGACAGCGCGACCCTGACGGCGCTCAAAACCAAGACGATTGACGCGATTGAAGCGGTGCTGCTCAACCAGAGTTACAGCTTGAACGGCAAAAGCGTAAGCCGCGCGGACCTCAACGCGCTCAACAATATGCTCGGGAACTTGCAAGACGCATTGACGGACGCGGCGGGCACGTCCACGGATACCACATTCGTGAGCTTCACCGGAAACTGACATTATGGACAACGACATTTTCGACGCGTCAAAATTGATCGCTCAGAAACCGTGGCTCGACCGCGCGCTCGAAAACATCGCGCCGACGTGGGCGTTGAAACGGCTAGAGGCTCGCGCGGCGAAGTCGCTTTTC